TGATGCTTGCAGTCCTCACCGATGATGCTGAACCGATTGACCCAAAAGCCTGAGCGCGGAACTCCGCAAGGACAACTGGCTCATGCTCCAGTTTGGCGTTGCCAAGGAGCTGGGCCTAACCCTTAGCGAAGTACGCAACCGGATGACCGCCGAAGAACTAATCGGCTGGAGCGCCTACTTCCAGATCCTCAACGAGGACCAGCAGAAGGAGATCGACAAGGCCAAACGCCGCCGCTAACCCCGGCGGCTTTTTACTGCGTAGACTGGTTCTACGCTAGGAAATTGGTCGGTGGCTGACTACAGCGCAAAAATTAAGCTGCTCGTTGAGGGCCTGCAGTCACTTGACAAAGTAGAAGCCAAAGTAAAAGAGATTCATCGGCTTACAGCGGGCGGCTGGCGCGTCGATCTGCAAAGCAGCAAGGGATATAAGGAGTTATCTAAAAATTTAGATGACATAGCAAATAAAGGACGTACAACAGCTAAGTCTCTAAAAGATAGCCTTAAGACTGTCTGGTCAATAACAAAAGGCACCGGAATCGCAGCAGCAATAGTAGGTATAAATCAGTTTGGCGCAGCGCTTGAAGCTGCGTCTGCAAAAGCAGGCTTGTTTGGTCCCGCAGTACAAACAATAGGGTCAGCAGTAAAAACAGCGATACCAGGAGTAGAAACTTTAGTACAAGCGTTTACAGCTTTACCTCCTGCGCTTCAAGCTACAGCGCCGGCTTTAGCCGCTGTAACTGCCGGACTTATAGCTTTTAACGCACCTATCCGCACTGCGATACAAGATACCGTAACCGTAGCAAAAACCTTAAGCACTGTTAAGGACGCCATAAAAACAGCGTTTAACACAACGCTGCTTATGGCGTTTACAGATCAATTAGATATAAACATAAACGCTGCAGACGCTTATCGACAGGCACTTTTAAGGCTTACAGATACTGTGGGCGATCTGCAGCGTCGAAAAGCGGCTTTGCAGCGTGTTCTAAATAACACAAACTCCAGCACAGACACAGCAGTAAAAATTGCTACCAGACTTGTAGACGTTACACAGCGGCTCAATAGTGAGCAACGCGAACAAAACGATCTACTTCGAAGGGCTCGGGGCCTAAGCCAGACAGAGCTAGAAGAAACTAAAGGCGTTAAATCACTTAGAACAAGAAGAAAGCGTACAGAATACTTAAAGGAGCAGGCCGAAGAGGCTGCGGAAACCTTAGCAAATCTCCGTGCGCTTGAGGCAGCCGAAAGTCAGGCTGCACGTACTCGCTTAGCTGCCGCAGCAAAAGAAAAGGCTGACGCGCTCCAAGCTGAAAAGGTTGCTGCTCAAAACGCTTTGACAGCTCTTCGCGCTTTAGAGGCAGCAGAAAGCGATCTGGCGCGTAAGCGCCTCGCCGCAAGTGTCAAATCTGTGGTTGATCGTCGCGGAACACAGGCATACGAATTTCCGATAGGTCCGAATCCCCTTAGCGGTCGCGCCTTTGGTGTAGATGAAAACTTAAAAGCTACTCGTAGTGACCGCATTGACGCAGCAATGGTTGACGCAATGCGTCGTCGCCGCGAAAAATTCTACGCTTGGGAGCGAGAACAACCCCGCACTGTGTATAGCGCGTGGGATTCGAACGTTTTTGCCCCCGCTATCCAAGGTTTCAAAAAACTCGGAAGCGCTGGTGCAGCAGCTATTACAAAAATCGAGGCATCTGTTAAAGGGCTTGGTAAGCGTTTACAGGGATCAGTCGTCGGTGGTGCGTTTCCGTTGCTGTTTGGGCAGGGACCGGAAGCGGCTATTGGAGGTGCGCTGGGTGGGTTGTTGATACCTGGAGGAGGCGGTTTTGCCGGTTCACTCTTAGGAACTGTCATCGGTGACTTAAAAACAGCACAAGAAGAAGTTAATCGTCTCAGCAAATCTTTTGGTTACTCAGCCCAACAAACCCTGACGCTTGCCAGTGCTTTTGAAAAAGCCGGGCAGGATGCAGACAACCTAAAAGCCGCTCTTGTAAACATTCAAGGCCTGGGACTAACTTCGACGGAAGAAATATCCCTTCTTCGTGTAGCGAATGAACTTTCAGAAGAGTATGGAGGTAAAGTAGATAAAATTGCTCAAGCTCTAGCTAACACTTTAGAGCAGGGCAAAGTTACAATAAGCTCTATAACAAATCTGACTTCTCAAGGTATTCCTGTTCAAGAGCGTCTTGCAGAAAAATTAGGGGTTACCAGAGAAGAGCTGTTTAAGCTCGCACGCGATGGAAGAGTAAGTGTCCAGGATCTGCTCGACGTAACGGTAGATCTCGGTATTGAAGCTGAACTTACAGCAGATAAAGGCAAAACGGGTTTTGATCGCTTTAGCGAAGCATCCAAGCAGTTAGCTACTGCTGTTGCGGGACTTGCGGAGACGCTACTTACTATTTTGGCTCCCGCCATTGAAAAAGTTCTAAATTTAGCCGTCAGAGCACTTACAGCGGTAAACGGGCTACTCACATCCGGCGTGACCCGCCAAATGGGCCAAGCTGGTTTGGCCTTATTGTTCGGATTTGAGTCTCAAGGTATTGATAACATCCGCTCTGCCTTAAAAGATCTAAACAAAATTACTCCAACAACTATTGATCAAACGGATGCGCTCTTAGGGAATTTAGACGATATGCGCCGCAACCTCACACGAGTTGGGCCGGGTAGCGCAAATGCTGGTATAGCGATCACTCTGCAACGTCAGGTCCTTGACGCTCAAAATCGTTTACTAAAAATTAGAGAGGGTCTTGGTGGTGAAGCAGGACTAGCACAACAACCCATAGGTCGAATTACAGCTCCTGTTCAACTACCTCCTAAGTCTTCTGACGGTAGAGGTGGAGCGGGAGCGGCTGGACGCGAAGCTGACCGGGTTGCCAAGGTGCTCATTCAACAACGCGCTCTGACACTAGAAGTCCAACGTCAAAGCACCTTTTCCGCAAAGATTGCCGCTGCAGAAAGAGATAACAACTTAGTCCTTGTTCAAAGGTTACAAGGCGAGCAAAAACTCGCAGAACTAGGCGTACAAACCGCCAAAGCACTGGAACTGGAAAAGAACGCATCTGCTCAGCTCGCCATTTCAAAAACTGCTCAAGCCCGAGCCGATCTTATTCGACAAGAAACAGCCCAAGCCATCGCTCAGATCGAACAGCGTATTAACGAAACGCGAGATAATGCTTTGGCAAACAGTAACGAGCGCATAAACCGCTTACAAGCAGAAATTGAGGGGCGCACAAGAGACTATGAATTGACGCAGCGCATCCAAGAGCTTGAAAAAGCCGGCGTGGAGAACGCTGAGGCTCAAGCTCAAGCAGAATTTAAGGTCTTAGATATTAAAAATCAACAACTACAAACTCAACAACTGATCAACAACCTTGTAAATAGTGCAGGCCAGCAATTTGCAGGATTATTTGAAACACTGATTACCGGCACCAACGACTGGAACAGCGCCCTTCGGAGTGTCCTCACAAATCTAAGCAGTGCATTATTCCGTTTCGGGCTTAACACGCTTGCAGACGCAGGGGATCCTGCAGGTCAAGGAATCGGACTTTTAAGTATTCTTGCGGGCAGATTCGGTAAGCGTGCTAACGGAGGTCCCGTCTCTGCTGGGTCTCCCTACGTGGTTGGCGAGCGCGGTCCCGAACTGTTTGTTCCAGGGCGCAGTGGCACGATTGTTTCCAACGAGAACCTCAGCGGCGGCGGCACATCCAACGTTGTGGTGAACGTTGATGCCAGTGGCAGTAATGTGGAGGGCAACGACCAAGATGCCAACCAGCTGGGCAAAGCGATTGGTCTTGCCGTCCAGCAAGAACTAATCAAACAAAAACGCCCAGGCGGCCTACTCGCTGGAGTGTGATGGCTACTTTTCCTGATTTCGATCCCACCTACAGCGCAACCAAAACCAGCAAGCCGGCTGTACGGACAGTGCAGTTTGGAGACGGTTACCAGACCCGACTTAGCTACGGACTAAATCAAAACCCGAAGGAGTGGAGTCTGAGTTTTAACGTTTCCGAAGCTGACGCCGACGTGATTGAGGCGTTTTTAGACGCCCGTGCTGCCGACTCCGCAAGTTTTGACTGGAGCCCTCCAGACACAGCATCTACCTACAAGTGGGTTTGCCCCGGCTGGACACGAGAGATGTTCTCGCCTGATCGAAGCCGCATCGACGTCACATTCCGCCAGGTATTTGAACCCTGATGGCGTATTCAGCTTGGGCCAGTTCTAGCGCCTACGCAGTTGGCGACATTGTCCGCGCCAGTGCGCCCCAAGCCAGTGGTTTGGTCTTCCGTTGTACGACTGCTGGCACCTCTGCAGGTAGCGAACCCGCCTGGGGCACAGATATTGGCAGCACCATCACTGATAACACAGTGGTGTGGACCGCAATCGCCAGCGCATACGAAGAGCTGGCAAAGATTGCCCCCAGCGCAATCATCGAGCTATTTGAGATGACGCTCGATGCCGCATTGCACGGCAGCAACGACACTTACAGGTGGCATAACGGCGCAAATGCCGACGTAACCGGCAACATCGTCTGGAACGGCAACACATACTTCCGCCTGCCAATCCAAGCCGAGGGTTTCGACTACACAAACACCGGTACGCTGCCACGTCCAACGTTGACAATCAACAACTTGGACAGTGTGATGACCGCGCTGCTGCTTCTAGTCAACACGACTACAGCAGGGAACGACCTCGGTGGCGCACAAGTCAAGCGGATTCGAACTCTAAAGAAATACTTGGATGGAGAAGCAGCCGCCGACCCCTATGCCCACTTCCCGGAGGAAATCTGGTTTGTTGACCGCAAGGCAAGTGAAAGCCGCAACGTCGTCAGCTTCGAGCTAGCCAGCAAATTTGATTTGGCCGGCGTGATGTTGCCCAAGAGACAGCTAATCGCAAATATCTGCCAGTGGCGGTATCGCAGTGCCGAGTGCGGCTACACGGGCACGCGATACTTCGATAAAAACGACAACAGCGTTGCCAGTTTTGCTGATGATGTCTGCGGCAAACGACTGGACAGCTGCTCCTTGCGTTTCGGTCAAGTCTCCACGACCGGGACGGTACTCGTAGGCAGCAATCAGTTGACGCTGTCTAGTGCCGTCAACATTGGTTTTAGTGATCCAATCAAAGGCTTTGCAGTCCCTTCTGGAACAACTGTTGTAAGTGTGAACGGCAATACGGTGACGATGAGCGCCACTGCCACTGCCACGACAACCGTTAGTGTCACCGGAACGCTTCAAGCATCCGACACAAGCAAAATTGTTGTCTCTAATTCGACCGGAATTATCCGTGGCATGACAGTCACCGGGCCGTATTTAGGAAGTGACGGCGCAATGGTTGAGAGCGTCAGCGGCAACACAATTACTCTGGCGCAAGCTGAGTATCCCAGCGGTATTTACTATCGCGTAGGGAGCGACACTTACACACCGTACTACTACATACGTTATACACGTTATGCAACGTATATTCACTGGGCAAACAAACGACTGACAGCTACGTACAATCCACAAGTTGGCGATATTATGGTAAGTGATTATTCGCCACTTGATTCTAAAATAACCGTCACAGCTTTTGAATACCTGGCAGCAGCAGTCGGCTATTTAGTGTATAACGTAAATCGCGGTTACTACAACGCATACGAACCTGATAAGTTAAACATTACATATCCGCAACAACCAACTTTTACAATTTCTTTTTATCGCAAAAGGGTGTTTAACGCAGGAACTTACACCTTTAAGGCCCCTAACACTGAATACACTTTTAGAAATCAGGTCGGTTTGCCTTACGGGTCGTTCCCCGGCGTGGGTCTATCACGATGAAACTAACTGATACGCAACGGCAGCAGATTCTGGAGCACGCCAAAGCTGAAGCTCCTCGGGAAGCCTGCGGTTTAATCGCTGTCGTCAAAGGACGCCGCCGTTACTTTCCCTGCCGGAATATCGCAGAAACACCGGACGAACACTTCATTCTTGATCCAGATGACTACGCCGCAGTAGAGGACAGAGGCGAGATTGTTGCTGTCATCCACAGCCACCCAACAACCCACCATGAGCCATCCCAAGCAGATCGAGTGGCTTGTGAAAAGTCAGGCTTGCCCTGGCACATCGTC